CTAGATAAAGCTGGAGCTTCTTTAGGTAAACTTAAAAAACAAATACAAGCTCTAGATAATGATATGATAAGACTGGATATGAAATTAAAAATATTAATTCAAGAACGTCATATTATAGATAAAAATAGAAAAGAACTTATATCAGAGAAAGAAAAACCCTACTAACCGCAGCTAGTAGGGGACTTAGATGCTCTAAGAGACAATCTAAGGGGTGAAAAAGTAATTATTTTTTAGCAGCAGGCTTTCTACCTTTCTTAGTAGCTGGCTTCTTCTGCTTAGCTTTAAACTCTGCAAGTTCCGCTTCCGCTTTAGCAGCTAATTCCTTTGCTTCTTCAACTACTTTGTTAACTTCTTCTAGGTTGTTACGTGTAACTAAAGCACCGGTGATGATACCAGCTACAAAAACAACAATATATGTTAGTATTTCCATAAGACAATTATTTAATCAAAATATAACCAGGTTCAACAATAAATATTAATATGGACGAATCACAATTAAAAAAACTTTCTAAAATTGAATTAGAGGAATTAGGTAGAACGAAAGGTGTTGAATTGGATAGAAGATCTAATAAAAAAACATTAATAAACCAGATATCTAGTCTATTTAAAGCAAAATCCTCAACAACATCCAAAGCAGCTAGTTCACCCGAACCTGTAACTGCACCATCTCGCGGATTTCGTGTGAGTCCGGGTAAATCTAACGCATAATTTATTAAATAATAATATGAGTAATCTTTCCTTTAATAACGAACTTGTTTTCGGTAGCGGATCTGTAACTGACGGCGTCTCAGGTATAGCTGGTACCAATACTTCTAAAATTCTATATAATGCTGATGATAAGGGTACTGATACTACCGTTGTTACTACTTCAGCTACACTTAACGGTACTCCATATGAATTCGATTTATTCGCTGGTTACAATGGTAGTGTTCTATCTATTATCGATGAAAATCGTTTTGCAACACAATTTACTTTTGCATCCGGAGCAGCATCTCAAACTGAAACGGATTCTGGCTATATTTCAGTGAGCCCTTCATTGCGTAGATTATATACACTCGGTTACGTTTAAAAAATAATTTTTAAGCATTAAAAAAGCCGTAATTTTTTAGTTACGGCTTTTTTTTACTTTTTAGATTTTGAATCACTTGTCTTCCAGTAATACTCATCCGTATCACCGAGACGGTATTGATAGCCGTTCTCAACCTGATAGTATTTCGTACTTACTTTAAAGTCAGGCATCTTTGGCTCCGGAGGTGTAAGAGAATTGTCATAAACTCTCATCCTATTATTAGGATATAATGCATATTGTCCGTTCTCGAGCTCAATACAATTAAACGATTTATGCTCTTCCGGTACTTCTGCAGTTGAGTAATCGATATTGTCAGGGTCTGAGTGGTAGTTATCCAGTGTAAACATATATGTACCTTTTAATACTTCATGACTCCGAGTAAAAACTTCAAAGTCCATAGATCCTATAAATTGTTTAAATATTGCCGTAACTCCATAATCCATACAATTCCAAAACTGTAAATCCTGCAATGGTAGATCCGGCGATGGTGTTTCAGGTGACGATACAAACGCTGAAATAGGCAACTTATCATACAATGCACCATACTCTGGCAGATATGTTTCAAAATAGAAAGCTCTACCAGGTAGTGATTTAGCACTAACCCAATGACCTTCAATGAACTCCCCATGACCTTCCTTACCGTCATGTAGATATTCTTTGCGAATATATACTTTTGCGCTAGGTAGGTTGCATATCAACTCACTCATAATCTAGACTTTAAGAGCCATATCCCAGATGACTAACTGCAGCCTCGGGCTAAACTTAAGCGTATGTTTCTTACATAACTCAGCTACCATTGCAGATTTAGCAGTATGCTCTTCTCTACTACCACAGCAAGGCATCAACCAAACTCTTTCACGGCTAACTAAACCATTATCGATATATTTCTCAAATAGTTCCTTCTCATCATCTTCATTATTAATGACAAATTTAAAGCAAGAGCCTAATTCATTATGATATTTTAATACGTCGGGTTTATATCTAAGCTTTTCTGCATCACCGTTATTACTCATCTTTGGAGATACGGTAAATGTTGCTTTATATATCGAAGCCCATTCCGGTAGAGGCATTAAAGATCCGTTTGTTTCGAAGTCAATACGCGGACAAAAACTAAACCTCTCCATAAAAGATACTAGCCATTCTATAAGTCGCTTCTGTTGCAGCAACGGTTCTCCACCGGTAATCTTAAGAATTGCACCGTCCTTAAGATTCTTAACGAACCCGTTATTCTCATAGAAATTATTAAGCTCATCATATGTATATCGGTTCTTCACAGACCATGAAACAAACGAATCGCATCCATGCGGTGAATCTTCGGATGCAAAGCCTTGACATGTAAGGTTACACATAGCAAGTCTCATAAAAACAGAAGGTTCACCAATGAATTTACCTTCACCTTCTACAGTATAAAAGACGTGATCATCGCTAAGAGATAGCGTTTTATTTAGATTAGACATACATTAATTATATATATGTTCCGTCGCGTATCAAGCAGTAATATTATATTTATTCAAAAACATACAATTTTACACATGTAATTTATCATGTATATACGTATTAAATATATGTATATGTCAACAAAAACTAGTACTCGAAAGAGTACAAAAGCCGCGAAAAGACAACCCGTAAATAAATCAGAACTTGTTTTTGATAATAGAGTCGCGATGCCAGGTGATGACTGGGATCTAGATTTTAAAATCAAACAAGATTATGATCTAACTGAAAGGCAACAAGCCTTCTTTAATACAGCATTACAGCAGCAAACGCGAATGTGTATTGTAGATGGACCAGCTGGTACAGCTAAAACATATATAGCAGTATTAGCAGCATTAAAGTTGCTTCATAATAGACAGATAGATAATATTGTCTATATTAGATCAATTGTGGAGAGTGCCTCTAGAAGTATGGGAGCTCTACCAGGTGAGTTAGAAGATAAATTTGCACCGTGGTCTATGCCTCTTATCGATAAGTTAGACGAAATATTAGTAGGTAATACTAGTAACAATCTAATGTCTAAGGGTTATATTAGATGTATACCGGTTAATTTTACAAGAGGTCTAACATTTAAGAATGCTTGTGTTATTATTGACGAAGCACAAAATATGACTAATTCTGAATTAACTACTATTTTAACTCGATTTGGTCAAGATAGTAAATATCTAGTCGTCGGTGACACGTATCAAGCAGATATCGGTGAAAAGAGTGGGTTCGCTGGAATATATAAAGCTTTCGATGCGGATATCTGCAGTGAAAATAATATCAATACCTTTAAATTTGACGGTGACGATATTGTTAGAAGTGAAATCTTAAAGTTTATCGTCGAGAGACTGCACACCATTAAGTAGCTCTTTCATCGCTTGCTCAAGCCCGACCGGTTGAATTTCCTGTACCGGTTCGGGCTTTTGCTCATTCTTAATTTCAGTTGGTGGAGTTACTGCATGTTGCATTTTTGCAAATACATTATTTTCTAACTCGACTGATTTTGGATCTCTCTCTCGTGTTGTAGGTATACCACCGGTAGCTCCATTAGAGTGAATAGGTGCTTTGGATATGCCTTGGTATATATCACCTAAATTCATTATTAATTACCCCATGATGTACCGCCAAATAAATTACCCATACCGGTAGTAACTTTACTATTAAGTGGTGGAATTTTTGGTTTATCTTGAGGAATTTCAGTAACTGTATTTTCTACAACTGCAGTTACATTTTCTCCCTCTGTATTATCTTGAATCTGTAGCGTAATATCACCGAGACTCTCTTCGTAAATTGCACTATTCCCTTCATGTTCCCAAACTTCTACTTTAATAACTCTTACACGGTTATTAGTTTGTTCAGTTACGAATTTATTAGTTGTCTCGTAAACCCATTCAGCGGTTCTTTCAATACCGACGCCTTTCTCAGCAATGCGAAGATCAATCATACCCTTATCAGACATCAACTTAAATGTATCCAATTCAGGATCATCAGCAGCTACTACAGTTGTATGATCGAATTGCTTTTCTAAAAGTTTTTTAATTTCTCTACAACCACCGAAATCATAAATCCAATTCTTATCATCTAATTGATCTGCTGTAAACCATAACTTACATTGCAATCTATAACCATGAATTAACTTACAATGACTATCTGCTCTCCATTGACGAAAAGCTGTACTACCCATAGGAATAATCTTCGTTGAAATATATCTCATATTATTATTATGAAGTATATATCATGATAATCAACTTTTTTTATGATAAGAGTTGATTTATATTTTTAACCTATTAAAATACCTTTAGGTGGAAGGGAGGAGGAGATCATTCAGTTATTTTTTTACCTCTGATGTAGGTGAAGGGTTAGCTTTTGCTTCAGCTTCTTTAATTTCAGCTTCAGTTGCTGCAGCACCTTTTTTGTAGTTAATTAAATATTGCTTTGTTGTTGGTAAATCTTGCAATATTTGAAATTTCATGTAACCTGACTTTTCATCGGGTCTCATGAGAATATGCTTACCGTCAGTTAAAGGCTTTACATCTGTTTTATTAATAGGGTATTGACCGTCACTATATTTAACACCCATTAATTGTTTATTTTCACTGCTCAATGTATATAACTTTTCTTGGCCGTTCCATTGAAAATTTACACCTTCTGTAGTTATAGCATTAATAGGTTGGTTTTCATTATCATATGCATATATAATACCGGTATTACTTTCCGGAGATTTAAATTCATTATCTTTAGATTGTAACAAGTATGTGAGGTATTTTATGTCGCGATCCTTTAGTATATTAGCAACATCTGGTGTTAACGGTTTTAGCGTATACTGAATACCTTTTTCACCGAAACTAGTTCTACCTGTCAATTCGAATAATGCGTTATCGATTGTCAGTCTTGAATCTGGAGTTACTACCGGGTCTTCTGCTGGTTCTGGATCTTCTGCTGGTTCTTCAAATTCAATCCTATCACCGGGGTATATATCCTTGAGGCCCTGTACAATTTTTTCAGCTTTGTCTTCACCGAGAGATTTAATCCAATCACCTTTATATGATTTTTGAAAGTTAAATTCCGGTTCTTCAGCATCTTCTACGCTCGATCCGGATAATCCCTTCTTAGGGTCATGACCTTTAAAGGTAAACGGTATATCAGGGTATGTTTCTTTAACAGCTTTCAGGAAACTAGGTACACCTTTTGATATCCATTGCACGCGCCTATCAATTACCTTCTTGCCTGTATCCGGGTCAGTTAATTTCATTTCGGTATCTAATTTTAAAACATCTTTAAGTATATCCCAAACACGTACAGCTTTTGATTTACCGTCCTTATTACCAGCCATTTGCTCCATATTCTTGAAGCTACCCTTTTCATTTCTATCTAATGAGGCTTGAGCTTCATTTATTTTTTTTAAAAAATGTGCTGGTAGTACTGCCTCATTTGCTTCTGAAGCTTCCGGAGCCTCTTCAGAAGCAGCAGATGCATCTTGACCATATGCATTTATTTTTTTTATAATATCATCACCGAGTTTAATTTTGTTAAATCCACCTTTACCAAAATAACCCATTTTATTAGTACTTTTATCAAGTTGTTTATCTAATATTTTTTGTAGAGCATCTCCGATATCCCATTTACCTTGACCAATATCACCTATCTTACTCGCTAACGCTGCTGTTTTCTGAGCAAAGCTAGCAGCTTTACCTATAATACCACCTTTTTTAGCAGGTTTATTTGCATTTGCAGCTAATTGACCTGTATCAGTATTATCGGTAGTATTAGATTCAGGCGTTGCTTCCTGTATTAATTTTAAAAAATTACTCATTATTAATATTATTTATTGATTTTATATTTATATACTATATAATTAGTGTATGTCAGATAAAAGTAAAAATTATGAATGGTTAGGTGAAGATGATGAACTTACTGGGGAAAAGGACGTTATCGCAAAAGAAATTATGGGTGAAGAGTTTAGTAAAGGCTACTTTCCCCCTATTAGAGTATATGATGATAATGTCAATGCAGATAAAGAATACATTTCTTCATTACCTGACCTTCAGAACGGCCCTTCTAGTTTAATTCAAGGTGCACCTGTACCTATTCAACAAGTAGGTATCCATAACTTTAAACTACCGTTAACTTATAAGAAGAGAGATGGTAAGACTATTGAGTTAGAGACGAGCGTTACTGGCAGCGTTAGTCTCGAAGCTCATAAGAAGGGCATTAATATGTCTCGTATCATGAGAAGCTTCTATGACCATAAAGATGAAGTATTTAGTATGGGTAAGATTAGAGATGTACTCGAGACATATAGGAATAATCTTAAGAGCTTCGACTCTCGTATTATGCTTAAGATTTCATATCCTATTAAGCAACAGAGTCTACGTAGTGGTTTAGAAGGCTTCCAGTATTATGACGTAGTATTTGAAGGCGATCTAACTAAAGAAGGTGAATTTAAAAAGTATATTCACTTTGATTTCGTTTATTCATCGGCATGCCCTTGTAGTTTTGAATTAAGTGAGCATGCTGAAAAGTATCGTAATAGAGCTACAGTGCCTCATAGTCAACGAAGTGTTGCTCGAGTTAGTGTGAAGTTTGATGATATGCTCTGGGTCGAGGATCTCCAGGAATTATGCTTAGCTGCTCTTCAAACCGAGACGCAAGTAATGGTCAAGAGAGAAGACGAGCAGGCGTTTGCTGAAAAGAACGGTGCTTATCTTAAGTTTGTAGAGGATGCAGTTAGACTACTCTTCGAAAAGCTTAATAATGAATCACGTATTAAAGACTTTAAGATTGTAGCTTCGCATAACGAAAGCTTGCATAGTCATAATGCCGTGTCAGTTATTGTAAAGGGTGTACAAGGCGGCTTCTCAGCTGGAGTAGCTAGAGATGTATTCGAATCAACTGGATTACGGTAGTTTAAATATATAACAATATTACAAAACTGTTAGTGAAAGCTAACAGTTTTTTTATGTTTAATCTAAATTACCCTCAGCACTTACATCAATTAAACCGCCGAGTTGTTCGATGAAATCCTTACCGACGAGTATTTTATACTCGTTTTCTTCTCTATCGCCGATTGAGAATTTAGTAGCAGGGTAAACTTCGTCGCCGATTTCAATATCAAATTCTACTACCGGTCTCTCTTCAATATTACCAGAACCAATATTGATATCAATAAATTCAACAACACGCTTTTTTATCGTCTTACCATCTACTGTTTCAAAAGTAACATGAGATTTACCTTCATAGCTGTCATCGAGACCACTGTACTGTAAATTTATACCATGTAAGACATTATAAGCCCCATTGCCGCTATCAACTTTAGCTTCAATGGGACCTAATTCTTTAAATGTTATTGTTTCAATCAACCCTAGTGGTTGAGTCGATTCAAAAAATTGTTTAAAAGTAATCACATTATTATTTATGCTTTACCTTCATTCTTTATCTCCTGAATCTGCTTTCTAATGTCTTTACATAGCTTCGAAATCTCTAACAACGACTTACGTGCACGTGTTGCAGCAGCCTTATTACCTTTTTCAAGAAAAAGCTCTACATCAGTAGAGAAGTGTTCGAAGTATACCTTAATATCACTATTATTGTCTTTTATATTGCTCATATGCAAATTACTTATTTGTTTTTCTTATAATATCAAATGTTTTTTTCCATAAATCCGAATATTCGCAATCTTCATATTCTTTTAACCACGGTCCTCCTTCAGTATAGTGTATAGCTAAAGGGTAACCGTCATCAGGTTCGGTATACCAGTTAACCAGCCAGTTCCATTGTAGTGGTAGTGATCCTATCTCCGCATCGTCTAACCATTTAAATCTATGCAAAAAGGCGCCTGACTGATTATTGATTGTTGTCGGGGTTAGAGTTTTATTTTTTGGATGTTCATTATTAATAATCATTAAGCTACTCCAGTTTTTACGAGGCCATGCAGCCTGTTTTTTACCGCCCATCTTGACTGATTCTTTTGGCATATAATCATGTTGACAACACTGCAGTGCATACTTGGGGTTGTATAAATCTAATAACTTATCAATCGACTCTAATAGTAAGAAATCTCCATCTAGGAATATACTTATACCTTTAAAGCCACTGAGATAAGGTGCAAAAAATCTCGCGAAAGCAAATTGCGTTGATTCGTATTGATCCTTCTCTCTATCATATTCTTTTACCGTATTATAATTAATAGGTTGTATATTAATATTATATTTCTTATTTTTTTCAAGTATACTGTATTTACATACATCAAACGCTTCTAAATGCGGCTCATCGAGACCTATATATATATTTATTTTATCTTCCATAATTATTAAATCCTTATGCTTCACTACAGTGAATATATAGTTTTATCTATAAGCATGCGTTTAAGATATAACTTTTCATATAGATACGGGTGGCAGTTAGCTAAATCTCTATTATGATCTTTTTTCCAATACCACCCTGTTTTAAAAAAATCAAAACCGGTAACGGTTATTTTACTATCTGGAAATAACTTCATTATAAGAAAAATCGTTTTAAATCCGAGAGAGAAATTAACATCACCGCTCTTATAAGGAGGGTTTATATTTTTAAAGTTATCCCATATATAATGATAATCTTCCTGTGTATCTATATATAATATATTATCTAGTAAATCCTTGAAATCTCTATTAATAAAGAGTTCATCTTCTTTATATTTCTCTTTATAATAAAACGGTACACAAATTATAGTTTTTGTTTTTGCTAGTCTTTCTCTACTTAACTTCCAATGTGATGTCGATATTATATCAGTTCTAGAACCAACATAATCCTCATAACCATTTATTTCAAATCGACCTAATCTTACAACCTTATTGAATTCATCTATACGCTTACCGTTTTTTTCATCAAGTACACTACACCCATTACCGATTATGATTATATCGTTCATTGCCGCGAATAATTATAAATTATAAACCTTTAATCAACATCTATCATAGGTTAAAATATTTTGTATATTTACCGCCTACCTTTTCACCGTTTATATTACATTTATTACAAGCTGTTAAATCTCTTTTACCTCTTTTTAAATGTTCACGGTATTTGTTTAAGAGAGGTGATTCCCATATTTCTTTTAGTGTATGAGTGTTAATATTTAACTCACTCTTCGTAAGCTTAAACCAATCTTCACAGCATACTAAAAGATCACCATTCCAGTCAATATTGAGTTTATAAAACGGTAAATAGCATTTATTATGAATATTTTTCTTTAGCAGTTCAGTATTAACCTTTACCGCACCTGCCCTGCTCGTGAACCCCTCGATGTCTGTTGAAGTATAATAGCTCTTTCTTAATGTAAAGCTATCTGTACTATAACCTTTAAACATATTAATAAATTTTTCGAGTTGTTCGTCACCGTCATACAAGCTAATAGCTATATGATTAATTCCTGTATCAAATATCTTATCTATTGTTTCTGGTTTAATTTTATCTCCATTTGTAATAATTTCATGAACTGACAGTTGTGGATTTTCATCACTAATAATTTTAGCTAATTTATAAAAATCTTTCGTAAGTAGAGGTTCACCGTTACCTGACCAGCCAACTCTATTTGTATAGTTGTTTAGCTTAAGCTCAGAGCTTAACCTACGTATTGTATCTTCAGATATATGTAAGTTTTGATTTGGGTAGATTTTTGGATCGCTTCTCGGGCAAAAGTAACACGTCCGGTTACATAATTCGGTAGAGTGTATCGATATACTCTGTAACGCCATCATCGGAGTTAATTGATCATTTAAACCCTGTTGATTTTTTCTTAGCTCTACTATATCTTGCTTATTATTAGCTATCACTTAAGTAATTATTATAATATATATAAATATCAACATATAATTACTTGATATATAACTACTCTAAATTTATAATATAGTAGATGAAATTTAAAAATAAGCGGTATTCCAACAATCCTTTTACACACTATACTTTTACTGATTTCTTCTGTAATAACGAACTAGCTGATATTGATAGTATAAAATTACATAACCATTCAGCATCTCTCGACGGTGCACGTACTACAAACAGTAATAGATTCTTTGTTGATAAGGAAAATATGTGGAGTAATTCTACATTAAATAAAATTGTAGATTTTTTCTTGCGCGATGACATAATTCTTATGTTCGAGCAAGAATCTGGTAAAACGATAAGAGGTAATTATCTACGCGTAGAGTTTATAGAAGATAGAGAGAAATCTTGGCTCGAGCCTCATGTCGATATTGACGAAAAAATTATGAGTTTTTTACTGTATTTAAATAATACTAACGAGAGTCTTAACATAGGCACATCGTTATACAATAATAAAAAAGAATTAGTAACAACTGTACCGTATATTAATAATACAGGATTTTATTTTTACCCGAGTAGCAATACATGGCATGGATTAGAGTCAGTTAGTATAAAACAAAGACGCAGAGCAGTAATGGTTAACTACTGTACCTTTAAAACTGAGTTTAAGGTACCTGAATAGCTGTTGATAGGTAATGAGCTAGTATATCAAAATGTTCAACTGCATTACCGTATAAGAATCCAATATCACGATACTTAGATATTATATCATAATAATCATCTTCTATTTTTGTAAGAGGTAAAAAGTGGGTTGATTTACATATAATTAGATCATCATATATGTTTATCGGTGTACCTTTAATTGTACCTTCTTTTCTTTTAGCTAAAAATACTTTTTCTGTTTCTTTTATTTCGTAGAGGCAATTATGCTTATTTCCAAGATATTTTTTTATATCATTATTACCTGAAATTAATAATATAGTCTTATTGTATTTCTTCTTAAGAGCCGGTATTATTTCGTCCCAAAATTCGTAAATTCTACTATTACTCGGATCATCTATTTTAACGTTAATAGACAAAATATTATTATCGTATTTACTGTGGCTGACTCCTCTAATAAAGTCCGGGCAGGTTATATCATGTAGAGCTTTTACAGTTCCATTTATATTCGTACAATATTCTGCCAATAGAACATTATGGTGACTATTAGATATATCGAATACACATCCACGCGTATATTTTATATCACTTAAACTTATATTACCGAGAGTTATATCATCTATATAAGTTGATTTTAAAAATTTTTTATACTTTAATTCATATATTGATGGTGGCTGTCTTTTATAGCTATAACTATTATATTTTTCGGTATGACCAGGTACGCATGCTAAATATAGACAGGCATTATTAAACTTTTTAAGGGTAGGTATATGTTCACTCTCAGTTATGAATACTAACTGCCTGTTATATCTCTTCGCTAAATCGGTTAATATTATTAACTTAATTATATTGTAGCTGAGACCAGTACTTTTAACTGATACGAGATATTTGGAGCTCATTTATATTCTTTGTTTCGAGAGAGCTGCCGTTGAAAGGTATTGAGCGAGTACATCAAACTTTTCTATATAATTATTAGATAGAAACGTAATATCATTATACTTACTTAAAATATCGCCATATTCTTCCTTTATCTGCATGTGAGATAAAAAATGAGTATTTGCGCATATAAGTAAATCATCAAATACTTGGCCTGGCTTACCGCGTATAGTGTTACTATTTCTTTTAAAGGAATATTTTGTTTCTGTATCCTTTATTTCATAAATACAGTCATGCTTATCACCTATATATCTCTTTATATCATTATTACCTGAAATTAATAATAAAGAGGTATTATATTTTTGTTTTATTATAGGTATTATTTCATCCCAAAAATCATAAATCCTGCTATTATCCGGATCATCTAACTTTACATTGATAGATACAACATCCTCTCTATATTTACAGCAATTAGCCATTGCAATAAAATTAGGGTAAGGTATATTATCTAGTTGTTTTGTAGTATATTTTATATCCTCGCAGAAGTCAAAGAATAATAAATTATGCGCAGTATTATTTAGATCGCGTATACCACCATTGATATATGTTATGTCTTTTGAATCTACATTATCATTAGTTATATCTTTTGTATAGGTCGATTTTAAAAATTTTTTATATTTTACATCATACAGTATATGCATATGTTTTTTACGTGTAAAACTATTATACCAATGAGTATGGTCAGGTACGTATGATATGTACGTACAATTAGAGTTAAATTTTTTAAGAAAAGATATATGATCAGCCTTAGTTATAAACACTAATTGTCTATTATACTTCTTCGCTAAATCTGTTAATAATAATAACCTAATTATATTATAGCTGAGACCAGAGCTCTTTACTGATATTAAATATTTAGTGTTCATACAACCTTGTTATCCTCGTCGGTTTCATATACCGTTAGTCTGTAGAATGATTTATCGGTAAAAGTATACTGCTTTAATTGCCGGTCATTATATATATTAACTGTATTATCAAATAATACAAAATTACCAGCACGTGAAATTATACTATCTTTAATATTGCTTTCAAATTTTAAAATTTCGTTATCGATTTTATTTCTTACCTTATGAGTTATATTGTTTAATATAATGTATTCGATAAACTTCAACGTTAATGAATTTAAATACATCGGTCGTATTTGATTAAATTCCTGAAATAATTTATTATTGAAACATATACCAAACCCAAACCGCATTCCGGTTATTAATCCCATTTTACTGAACGATCTAATTATAATTAGATTTTCATTGTTTAGTTTATGTATTGGATCATCAGGTAATGTATATGCTTGATCTAATATAACATATTTATATCTTTTGCAAAGAGCGTCAATTTCTGATAAGGTCAGAGTTGTACCAGTCGGGTTATGTGGTGATACAATATATAATATTTTTTGATGCGCATTTAATATATGATTTAAGTCAATTGTGAAACCATTTTCATATTTGTATATAGGTCTTTCAATTTCGCATTTATAATGTCGACAATAGAAATCTGTTAATTCGAAGGTAGGGTGCGGAATTACCCACTGTTTATTATTTTCAGTTAAACACTCTACTACTTGCTTGATAATACACTCTGACCCAGAATTACAAAAAATAAATCCATTACAATTTATTTTTTGTAATAACATTTGCTCAATATTAAATGTTGAATGATATTTAATTATATCATTTGCGTTAAGCTTAATATTATTAATTAGCTCGTTTGCAATAGATGGAAACAGGCATTCATTACGATTATAGCTTGTCTTGCAATTACTCTCCTGTATGGTGTGCCTAATCATTTATTCTATATGTATAGTAGCGTAATATATACTCTTGTTGTTTTTAAATAGCTGTTTTCCATCCGCTTACTTTATTTAAATTAAACGGCGACGGGTTTAATAAAGTCGGCCATGTTGAAAATAATTCGTTTAGAGGTATGGTATCAATAGATTGTATATAATTAATTGCATTGCTCGATAAATCTTCTTTTATGGTAGCAGCTTCTGCTTCAAAATCTCTATCATCTACATCAACTATAAATTGATCTAGCGATAGCAGAGCTTCGTTGAGTTTTATATTGACTAATTTTTTATAAGCTGTTTTAACTATAAATTCCTCATCTGGATTACATGTATCTAAATCAAATACACCTTCACATCCAATTATTAATAATTTATCTAAATTTGATGTGTTATTATCTATAACAGCTTCTTTAATTTTATCAATATATAGTATATTAAATTGCTCCTTATATGTATTACATTCACTTACAAGCTCATCAAATATGCTGTTATTTATTTTATGATCATTAATATTCTTTTCAAGGAAAGATGTTATATCATCCAGGTCTACCTTATTAGGTATAGTGGCATCTGCAAATGTTATTAAATCTAGATTATCAATAGTTTCCGTATATTCGACCTTGTCAACTACATCAACAAAATTAATGCTTTTACCTTGTATATGACACTTATCTACAAAAAACACTCTATCATTACGTAAACAAAATTTTAAATTACCGCTAATTGCTTGAATAATTTCCCTTAACATTATACATTATAGTTAAGGTCTTTATATTATTTTTTCAACTTATCTACCAGTTAAATCCGTAGAAGTAATCTGTACCATTAAAGGCATACGATTTCCATCTTGTTGAACTATAACCAGGTGTAATACTTCTAGATATGGATATACCGGTTGTATTATCAGTTATCGTTGCAGTCGCGGTACTACCTGAAATATTATCGAACTTGAAGAAATTATTAGAGGCTAATGTTCTCGTAACAGATCTACCTTTATATTTAACAGTAACCGCTCCACCGGCAGTAAATCCATCGGTATATAATATGTAATCAAGCCTACCTTGGTTTTGATCCGTGCCGTATATATTTTTTGTAGATGACCTTACGTTATAATTACCGTCGAAAACAGATGAACTTCTCCAGTTAAATACACTAGCATTTTGATCTGTAGCCGGTAAAGGGTTTGGTATATTAACGCCATACCTTCTTGTATAATTTGCAGTATTACTACCACTATCTTTAGACATACTGATATCAACAACGGGACTCTGTCTACCGAATTCAAACTGCTTTAACTGAGCGGGGTTTGTACTGACGTTGTGATTCTGCGATCGACTAGCCGTACCGGTTCCGCTAATCTCTTCAATCTTGACATTTCTCGTACCATTAGAGAGACCGGTCCAGTTGAGAGATTTTTCAGCACCTGGATTTAACGTAAAGGTAACTACACCACCCGTTACACCTGTAACAGTAACTTTGTATGTAGGTATATAGCCGCTATTAGCTATATTTTTAAATTTTAAATATATTTTACCGGTATTGTTATCAGTGCCGTAAATATTAAAACTAGTTGATCGAGTTAAGACCTGCCCGAGCATGATACTCTTTAAGTTTATAACATCACGTATCGTCTTAACGGTAATATTTTGATTTTGCGGTACAATAGGCATACCAATATTTATTATGATTTACTTTTTTTCTTCCAACTGACTCGCTTGGAGCCCTTCTTTTTATACATTTTACCTTTTATCTTCTTACATGCAGCTTTAGTAGGTCTACATGCGGGGTAACTACCGCCTGATTTTTTAGACTCCCTACCACAGGGTCCTCCTGTTTTGCAGTTTATCCATCCGCTAAACTTTTTACCAGTTTTAGGATCAGTACCTCCGCGTTTAAACCATTTATGTAAGCTATCGCTTGCTTCAGTAAGATAATTATCAACTAGATCGTCGAATTTCATTTCTTTTTCCAGATTTTACCTTTACGGCATCTAACAATCGCACCTGATTTATACGCGGACGTCTTTTTACCGTATACGCTATCAGCTTTTCTCTTACAGCGATCCTGTGCATCTTCGCTACTAACTTTACCGCGAGCTTTTGTCTTTGATTGCTCTTTCTTTTTGTCTTTTTCTATACGTGTACCGGTGTAAGAAGATTTACCTGCACCGCCTTTTCTAACTTTAGTTTGCTCAAAAAAATTAATGAATGTATCCATATTAGTATTTATTAATTATCTACTAAGATAACATTATATGATGTTGAAACTGGTACCCCGGTTGCAGTATCATATGCTCTTACTTCAATATCAGTCTTTTCTAATGCCTGTAAAGGTACCTTGTAATCTTTAATCGAAAAATTATTTAGAAACATTATATCCTTAGTTCTCATAATAGGTCCGTCATTAGGTTCAGATAACATTAAGAAAGCCTGAACACCGGAATTATAGACACTCGACCCTACAGACCATTGAGTTATATAACCTGTTTTACCAGCTGGTATAGTGTATACACTGGTTTGAGATTGACCGAACCCTTCTTTATTAACACCTGTACCTTTTGTACCGATTGATATAACAGTCGTGCTACCAGCATTTATATCGATATGCCCTTCATTAGTACCAGTTGAACCAGCTGTTTTAACTAAAGCTCTATATATTCTTAAAAATTCGTTTGTCGACGCTGATCCGCTACTCGTACCATTAGTTGAAATGACCTCCGTTACAGTGTTATAATTCGAATCTAACCCTTGGATCTCAATAGTTCTCGCACCGGTACCGGTAACCGTATCACCAGAATCATCGCTTATAGCTGATACGGTAGACGCTACAGTTAAGTATTCGTATATACCGCCAGTTTCCCAGATTGTTTCTATATCAGCTCCAACAGATAGATTAGCGCCAAACTTTTCGATATAATCTTGCTGCCCCGTTCCGCTACCAATCCCAGTATTTAAAGGGTCAACTTGCTGTACTAAAACGGCTGATTTATTGAAAACTCCTTGACCTAAACCACCTGTTACCGCAGGGTATCGAGAATCATTTTCAATCTCAACATATTTCATATAGTTGAGAGTGTTCTCCGGGGTTCTTATATCTGTTTTAATACTCATAAAAAATTACCACTTTCTGCAAGACCAGTATCTCGCTTTTGTTTTAGGACCAGGGTTATCGCAATTATGTCTCGCTCTAAAAGATTTACGAGCTTTCGGGTTACTCTTTCTAATTTTCATCGTTTTTTCACCTTTACGTTTAGCAGATGTACCGCCATGTCCAAAGTTGACTTTTTTTACATTACCAGTTTTAGGGTCTTTTACGTATACTTTAAATTTTTTAACGTCACCTCTTGTTGGCTTGTTAAGAGTTACTTTTCTACCTCTATATTCAGCATCTTCTTCAAATGCTTCCATTAAATAAGTATATAATTTATCGAAGGTCATTTAATTATTTAATAAATATTATTATGGATAGTGAAACAAATCTAATATTCGAGCAATATAAACAAGTTAATGAGAATATTGGCTTAGGACCGAACGGTATGTCTACCGTAACAATTACAGTAGGATCTAATACTAATCACCCACCGAGACGTCAACCGGGCGGTACAACATTTAGTGCATTCAGTGATGAAGAACACGCTGATGTAAAGAAAGAGGAAGAAGCAGTATATATACAAGCAGGTGATGCATCAGATGATGATTGTGGTTGCAGTGATTGTAATGGCGATCATGACGGTGAAATAGACATGGCGAGGGCTGAATTACTTAAAGCTGCTGAATATGCTACGAAACTATTCAACCATCTTCAAGATGTCGATAACTTAGAAGGTTGGACAGCTAGTAAAATTACAAAAGCTTCCGATTATCTATCATCCGTTTACCATGCTTTAGAGTATGATGCTTTAGATGCAAACGTTGAAGATGAAGAAGTTGATGATGAGCTTGAAATCGACGATTACGATGCTGCAAAGACAGCTAAAGATACAGGTTTCGCAGGAGCTTAAGATATTAGCTTAATATTTGTTTAATTGTAGCTTTATCTTCAGTAGATAATACCTCAGGGGTAAAATATTCGATAGCTTTATCGATATCTGAAGCAATTAACTCTCTTGTCATTGTACCTGATATACCTTCTGCTTGTAGAGGTATCTTTACAACTCTAACAAGAGGATATTTATCAATATTCTTATCAAAGTACGAATATCTTTTTACATCATCATCCTTATCCCCAGCACCGACAATTATATTAACATCTTTATTTTCATCTGCATATTCATACACGGATCTAACAGGAGTTACATTAGCTATAACAACTTCAACGGGTTTATCGAGATATTTCGCGTAGATCTCCCATATTTGCTTTGATTGATCGGCAGTAATACCATCCCTATCCTTCTTTCCAATGAATATTACTCCTTTGTCAGCATCTTGTAAGATGTAATCGAAAGAATGGAAATGTCCTTTTGTAGGTGGCTTGTATCCTCCTGGATATAAAGCAACAGTCGGTTGTGTCTCTTCATCTTCACCCATAATTTTTGTATATAGACTACTGAAAGAGTCGTTTATAGGAGCAGATTTTGAGGAAAATCTACCCTTACCGTAAAAATCGCCACGGGTAGGAGGGTTAGTTATATAAGACTCTTGATCTTCTTTAGTTGCTGGTGAAGTTGGCTTACCAGTACCGAAATTAGCGCGACTAAACTCGCCTCTATCAACTAATTTCGTAATTTGAGCACCGTCATCAGTAACTTTCGAAAGAGCAAACCCTTCTGGAGCTGTCGTTTGCCATTCCCCTGGTGCTTCTTCTAGATATGTACCTAATAAGTCATTCTGCGTGATTTCGTTAAAGATTTTAATAAGGTTGTTCTTAAGATTTGCAATAATTTTAGTAATTTCAAATGCATTCTTGATAGAAGGTTTAAGTTTTTTAAGAGCTGATAGAGTATTCTTCATCTGCTCTGTCTTTTTCGCTTTACCTTTCTCGCTCTTTAGTTTTTCAATATCCTTTACAAACTTACCTGATATCCAATTAACAAACTCTTCAGATGAAATAGCTGTATCTTCTAGAAATCTTCCGGCTCTTATTTCTGAGTTAATATATGTCTTTAGTAAAGCGGTATAATCATCTAGAGAACTAAAATCTACTTTATCAGCTAATTTTAAAACTTGTTTTTTCTTCTTTTGAACGTCTTTAAGCAGTAATTTACTGAATGATGACTTAGCATTTTTAGGTTTATTAGCTAATACATTAAAGACAAATACGGTACTTGATGGAGAAAACTCTTCCGGAGAAGACGTATATTTCTTAACCTTTAAAATACCATTTTGAATCATATATTCAATATGAATAGCTACCCCAATCTTCGCTTTATTGATCTCATCACCGTACGGGCTATTTTCTGTAACAGCATACTTAATTGTATTAGGAGTAAATGTAAGAAATCGATTTTCATTCTTAACTCCGTCAATAGTCTGAGGAGTTT